CCATCAGCTGGGCAAAGGGTATCCAGATGGCTTTGTAGCGTATTCAGGGCTTTGGATGGCCATCTAGATAAAGGGCGACAAGGGGAAACTCACCGAGGCGCAGGAAACGCTCTACGGCAAGCTTAAAACGCAGCCTAGGCTGGTGCGGAGCGTGGAGGAGGCCCGCGACACGGTAAACGTGCTGAAGGGCTGGCATCGAATCCTGATGGGGCACTATGAGCCGTAGGCGGCTGAGTCGTGAAGAACGCGCAGCCGCCCAGCATCGGCGTTACAGGCGCTGGTATGAGAAGCGCGGCAGGCAATATTGGAAAGAGAGGCGGGCGGGTATTGCCCCGCAGGCTCCAATTCTGATTTCGGGCGCAGTTGAAACAAGGTGGCTAGATGAAGCGTGACCTACAAATACCCGAGGAAGTTGACGATCGGTTGAGGGAGTGGGCGTTCTTCTTCCGCGACCGCCGTCGGCTTGAGACTTGCGCCAGCATAGAGAAGCGATTCCAGCCCCATAGCGAGGACTTCGGGCCTGGTGGTTGGGGTGACAACGAAGCGCCCCCGCCAGATCGCTCTACACGCGATTTCAGGCTTCCTAGGGCCTTGGAGACCCATGATGCAGTACAGGCGCTGGAGACGCGCTACAAGTGGTGCCTGACCTATGCGTTCTGCTATCCGAGCCTCCAACGTCATGTCGTGCTTCGGTGGATCAAGCGGCGTACCAAAAGGCATTTAACGTGGGCGCAATATTTGGAGTCGGTGGACTTCGCCAGATTGCGCGTGTTCTCTGCTCTCAAAAGCATTTAGATATTCGTCATTGACACAGTAAACGCTTCGCCTAAAATCGCGTTGTTAGTCTCAATTCGGCAACCTTCCGGCGAAAGCCGAGTATCCACCTGTTCAGGTCGGATGAGTGTTCCCGAAAATCCCCCTGAATAGCTGAGTTTTGCGAAAGCGGATGTTGGTGCAGTGGCCGCCAAACGCAGCGAGTAGCAATTCATCTTCGGCCTCCCGCCTAGACGCCTACGCCAAAACCTCATCGTTGAGGCTCTGGCGTGGATGGCCGATCCGAACGCCCAAGCCGCAGAGTGGGCCAAAACCACGGCAGGCCGCGATACCAAACCTCCCCGGCGAAAGCCGAATCGGTAGGCGCGGCCCATTTGAGGACGATATGCGCCCCTGTAACTGCGGCAGCACGGATCTGGACATAGACGACTGGCGCAACCGGCAGTTGGAGCGTGAGTATTTCGTGCGATGCATGGCCTGTCTTGAACCAGGCCCAACAGCGAAGACAAAGGAAGAAGCAAAATCTAAATGGCAAGAATCTTCATCGGAGCAGATCCAAGGCAGCAAATAGCGGTACAGGTCTTGGCGCACTCCATCGCGTGGAGATCGAGCCGGCCGGTTGAGATAACGCCTTTGATCCTTGCCCAGCTGCCGATCGCCAGACGGGGCCTTACGGAGTTCACCTTCAGCCGCTACCTAGTCCCTCATCTCATGGGATACGAGGGCATAGCGTTGTTCCTGGACGCGGATATGCTCGTCCTCGATGACATCCAAGACCTATTCGACATTAAGGACGGGACGGCGGTACAGGTTGCCAAGCACAACCAACGTTTTGAGTGGCCGAGCCTGATGTTGTTCGACTGCGCCCAATGCCAGGAACTCACTCCGGAATTCATCGACAACCCCGAGAGTGCACCCCAAACCCTGAAATGGGCCAAGTCGATAGGCGATCTGCCGCCGGAATGGAATCACTGCGTAGGCTATGACAAGCCCGCACCAGCAAAACTCGCCCACTTCACCAAGGGCATACCCTGCTGGCCGGAAACAGAAGGCTGCGAATACTCCGACGAGTGGCACAAGGAACTCAGGATGTGCAACAGCACCGTAAGCCATGAAGAGCTGATGGGCCGCAGCGTCCATGTCGCCCGATGAGCGAGCTAGCCGTAATCGACGGAGGACTGGCTAACGCCGATCCCAAGGCTGTCCTGCAACGCTACCTTGACGGCGAGAACAGCGTCCAGATCGCCGAAAGCCTCGGAATCACCAAGCAGCGCCTATCCTTCTGGCTCATCAAACACTCAGAGCAAGAGTGGAAGGACGTACAGGTTACTAAGGCAGTCGAACTCTACGAGCAAGCACTAGAAGAACTCAACGTAGCCAAAGACCGCCGCGATGCCGTTGACCTCGCGTACGTGCGTGAGAAGCTCCGGTCCGCTCAGTGGCAGCTTGAGCGCGTCTGCCGCCGCATCTACGGCCAGGACGCTCCGCCTGCTGGCGCGACCGCTGTACAAATAAACATCGGTATTCGGCCCGACGCAGCGCAACAAGTCGAAGTTATCCACAGCGAAGAACGCAAGTAGCTGATTCTATTGGATGTGCATCGCAGCATGGATTTAACATAATGGTGCTTGCGTCCAATTTCCGGGGCTGGCCGGGTAAGAATTCTTACTGAGCGGGTCGAGGCAAGGAATCTCTTTTTTGCCGCGCCGGGTGGGGAGAAATCTCGGCCCCGGGTGGCGGGCTCCCGCTCGCCGGAGTCCCATCCCACGCACTAAGGAGTCGTATGCCGTCCATGCGAGAAATCCTCGCTGGCTTGCCTGTCCTTGCATCTAACACGCCGACTAACGCTGCATCTAGCGTGGTGGTTCACGCGGCCCCTGTGGTGGTTCACAAGGTGGCTAACAGAAAGGGTGACCGTCACAAGAATGATGAGGCCCGCAAAGAGTACCGACGCGAGTGGATGAGAAAGAAAAGGGCCGGTACGTCCTGAAGTGTTTCGAGTGTGGCTTCCCGCTGGGTCGATATAGGTTCTGCCCGCGCTGTGGGGCCAGACAACCTATACCGAGGAGTTTATGAAGCGTCGAGGATTCTTGGGTGCCTTGTTCGGTGCTGGTCCTGCTATTGCGGTTGCGAGCGTCCTGCCGAAAGCCGAAGTGACGAAGGAGGCCGCGCCGGCGTTCACGCATGAATTCACGGATCACACCGTGGCGATAGATACGATGACTTGCTTCAGCTGCGTTCCGTTTACGCGCTACGCAAAGTGGGACGAAGGTTTGCCGATTTACCGCGACCCTCCGATTGTCGTTAAGGCTCCCAAATAGAGTCAATCAGCTACAACCCTCCGGGAGAGGTCGCCGCCGAGTTCTTGCAGGACAGGAGCCCCGTAAGCCTGATCATGGGTCCGGTGGGTTCTGGCAAGACCGTGAGTACCCTGATGAAGGGATTCATGGCCTCCGTGCAGCAGGAAGCGCATTTGGGGGTGAGGTACAGCCGGGGGATGTTCATCCGGAACACTTACCCGGAATTGAAGTCCACGGTCATTAAGTCCTTTCAGGACTGGTTTCCGGACACGATAGCCCCGATCAAGTGGGACGCGCCGATTACGGCGAACCTGAAGTTTCCGCTGGCCGATGGAACGAGGCTGGACTGTGAAATTATCTTTCTCAGTTTCGACCGTCCGGATGACATTGGGAAGCTGAAGTCTTTGGAGGTGACATGGGCCGGTCTGAGTGAGGCGAATGAATTATCCAAGACCGCACTTGATATGGCATCGCAACGTGTCGGACGATACCCGCCGAAAAGATTGGGTGGACCGAGTTGGTACGGAGTCTTCGGGGATACGAACATGCCCGATGACGACCACTACCTATACAGACTTTTCGAGAAAGAGAACCCTAAGGGTTACAAGCTGTTCAAGCAACCCGGCGGGCTGGTGGAGCGCGATGGAACTTACGTTGCGAATCCCCTTGCCGAGAACATAGAGAATTTGCCGGGAGGCCACGAGTATTACTTCCGGCAGCTGGCAGGTAAGTCGAAGGAATGGATCAAGGTATTTCTGCTTGCCCAGTACGGGACTATATCCGACGGGAAGCCGATCTACCCCGAGTGGAATGACGACATTCACTGCCGGCGCGTTGAAGTCCTTCCCGGGATTCCGCTCCTGTTGGGATTCGACTACGGACTGACCCCGGCTTGTGCGATCTGCCAGATCAGTCCGAGGGGCGCTTTTCATGTCCTTGCCGAACTCCAGTCGAAGGACATGGGGATCAAGCAGTTTGCAAGGGACATCGTAAAACCGTTCCTCGCGTTGAACTTTAACGGGTATGGGTTCCAGGCTTGTGCCGATCCGGCGGGGTTGGCGAGGTCGGACACCGACGAGAAGACCTGTTTCCAGGAACTCGCGGAGCAGGGGATTGCTTGCGTTCCTGCCTCTACGAACTCGTTTGTGGGCCGTAGAGAGGCGGTTGCGAGTTACTTGACCCGACTTACGGATGGGAAGCCCACGTTCGTCCTTGACCCGTCCTGCGACATCCTGAGGCGCGGGTTTAATGGACGTTACCAGTTCAAACGTCTTCAGGTGGTCGGGGACGAGAGATACCGGGACGTTCCAGACAAGAACGAATACTCCCACCTTGCTGATGCCTTGCAATACGCGGCGCTTCACAGCCTGAACATGAACCAGTCCGAGGATTGGTCCAAACCCATCAAGTACCCGGACAAGTCTGGAGTCGTATGAGCTGCCTCGACTATTCCTGCGAGAACCAGGTGAAGTGCTGGAAGCAGGGGTATTGCGAAAAATAAAAGAAGAATCTCCCGCCGGCCCCCATAAGAAAAGAAGAGCCAACGAATGGCCAGAATGACCCAAGACGAACTCCTAGCCCACGTTGAGAAGGAAGAAGCCCAGTGCATCGTCCACTTCAACGGCCTCCTCTCGGAGCAGCGTCGAAAGGCCATGCAGTATTACTACGGACAACCGTACGGGAACGAGGTTGAGGGCCGGTCTTCTGTAGTCACCACCGAAGTCAAGGATGCCGTAGAAAGCATCCTGCCCTCCCTGATGGCGATCTTTACCAGCGCCGATGAGATCGTCCGGTTTGAACCCCAAAACTCAGGGGATGAGGAGATCGCGCAACAGGCGACCGACTACATCAACTACCTCTTCAGCCGGCAGAACAACGGGTTCCTGGCGTTGTATTGCATGTTCAAGGACGCCCTTCTCCAGAAGAACGGCTATGTAAAGGTCTACTGGGAGGACTACCAGGAGCAGTCGAAGGAAACCTACGAGGATCTTGACGACAGGCAGTTCCAGGCCCTTTTGGACAACAAGGAGCTTGAGCTTGTCGAGCATACCGAGGAACCGGACGAAGAAGCTTTAAAGCAGATCGGCGAAATGATCCAGATGGCTGAAGCACAGATGCAGCAGCTTCAACCACAGCAGCAAGTCATGCTGGGAATGCAGATCGCGCAGTTGAAGTCCCAGAAGCCGATGCTGCACGACGCGGTATTCAAGAGGACTAAAAGGCACAAGGGGATATGCATCGACCCCCTCCCTCCTGAAGAAGTCCTTGTTTCCCGTGAAACACCGAACGACCTTACCAAGGCGAGGTTCGTAGAACACAGGACTCTCAGGACCATCTCCGAGATCCGCGAGATGGGGTTCGATATTTCGGACCAGATCGCGGACTACGCTCCCAATGCGGATTTCAACCTTGAGCGGGTTGAAAGGCTCAAGTATGACGACTCGTTAGCGTATGCAACCGATGCGGAGACCGGAGACCCGACTACAAAGCGGGTGTGGTTCTGCGAAGCCTACTGCATGGTCGATTACGATGGGGACGGCATTGCCGAACTACGCAAGGTAAGCAAGGTTGGCAAGACGTTGCTCGACAACATCGAGTTTGACAGCCACTCAATAATCGGCGGCACCGCAATATTGATGCCGCACAAGCACTATGGGCTGTCGATCTTCGACTTGGTTGGGGATATCCAACTCATCAAGTCCACGATCACCAGACAGTTGCTGGACAACGCCTACAACGCGAATAACTCCCGGGTTGTGGTGCTGGATGGCATGGTCAACATGGCCGATCTCCTGACTTCTAGGCCTGGCGGTGTGGTGCGGGCGAAGTCCTTGGGTGCGGTCCAGCAAATGGACCACCAGCTTCTTGGGGCTCCGTTCTACAACCTGCTCGATTACTTCGACAAGGTACGCCAGCAGAGGACGGGTTCTACAGGTTTCCCGAACGCGGTTGATCCGGACGCGATCAACTCCAAAGCGGCTTTTGTCGATCGGTTCGCGGAAGCCGCGATGGAGCGCACGAACCTGATGGCGAGGATTCTTGCCGAGACCTGCGTAAAGGACATTTTCTGGAAGATCCTTGAGCTCGTCTCAAAGCACCAGAACAAGCCCCAGCAGGTAAAGCTTCGGGGTAAGTGGGTCGATGTAGATCCGAGGGAGTGGAGGGATCGCTTCCACATGACCGTGACGGTCGGTTTGGGTACGGGAAACCAGCAGAAGACGCTCAACGCAGTCCAGACGATGGGGAACCTGTTCTTAGGAGCCATCCAGTCCGGTCATGGGCGAGTCGTTCAGGAGTCGAACGTCTTCCACCTGTTGAAGATGGCTGCAAGGGCGACATTCCCGAAAGACGCGGATGCTTTGGTGACGGACCCTGCAAGCCTTCCCCCTCCGCAGCCGCAGCCGAACGTGGATTTGATGAAGGTTCAACTCGCAGCGCATAAGGTCGAACTCCAGGACCAGCAGAAGAAAGACAAGATGGCCTTCGACGCTGCGATGACGCAGTTGCAGCAGAAGTTTGAAGCCGCCATGACCATGTTCGAGGCCAAGGTTGGGCAGTCGGAGTTGGAGAAGCAGCACGCCTCCGAGATGGAGCAAACCGTCCTTAACCACCACGCCGACCTCCAGAAGAAGGCGATGGAACTGCACCAGCAGTCCAAGGACGCGATTACCCAGCACCTTGCGAACTTCGGGCTTGTGGATCTCCAGTCAGAGGCGGCTAAACAGCAGCAGGCCCTACAAGCCCAGCTGGACGCCTTGTTGCAGGAACAAAAGGCGATGCACGAACGAATCCAGGCTGCACACGAAGCCGCACTTGCCCCGAGGGAGACCGAAGTTACCGAACGCGACCAGAAGGGCAAGGTGAAGAAAGCCGTTAGCCGGGTGAAGGCGTAATGGCTCTCCAGATCCTTCCGGGGTTCAACTGTGCCATAGCCGATGATGCCGCATCGCTTGCGGCTGGGATGGTTACTCCCTCAAGGCATAACCTGGCCGCAACCGTTACAGGAGCGGTGTCCGGTGCATTGGTCTATGCCACCAGCACGACAAGCCTTGATTGCAGCGCCCTCCTAGGCGCAAACACAATCATCCTCGGCGGCGGCGCAGGCACAGCCCCGACGACGAGCGGAGCGCCGACTTGGAATGCTACTGCGGGTCAGGGCTTGGTCATGTCCGCAGGCACGGCGACGACAGACGTAGCGGCAATGTCGCTCACGCGCACGAACAACAACGCAGCGGTTGCGACTGGCGTTCTGTGGACGTTCACGGATACGAGCAGCGCGGCGGGGTTCTTGCCGTTTCAGATTCTCGGCGGATCGGCGGGCACGACGAATCTAATAAGTGTTGGCAAGGCTGGGCAAGTCAAGGTTCCCAATGGGACGGCAGCCCAATCTTCCTATGCGTTTTCAAGTGGCGGAGGGTTGTTCTCTAGGGACAGTTTTGTTACAAACATATCCGATGGTGGTGGCGCAAATATAGTTGAGGTTGGATCTTCTGGGGTCGGAGTTCTAACGGGAAGAGTTATTGGCTGGGGAACTTCGTCACAGAACAACACTCTTGATGCCGCGATGTCTAGGGGCGGCGCTAACCAAATCATTTTTGGCGCTGGTACTTCTGCACTTACTACCTCCCACGCCCTCCTAAACAAGCAGACAACCGGCATTGCCGACAACACCGCAACAGCCGTCTGCACGTTCACCATCCCGAACGCGGCGCACTTCGCGGACTTCAAGATTCGCGTCGTCGGCACCCTTGGCGCAGGCGGCGCAATCGGCGCGAACGAATCGACGCAGAGCGCGGAATACAACATAAACATTACGCGCACGGCTGGAGTAAATGCCGTGGCGACAATCAGCGCGGTTATCGGGCAGGCGGCGGCGGCATCTGTCGCTGGTGCGGCTAACGCTGCGACGACTGCGGTGCTTTCGGCGATCTCTGGTGGCATAGGCGCGACAAACACCTTCACCGTCAACGCGACGATTGCCCACAGCGGCGGGTCGTCCACCAACCACGTTGCCCTTGTAAACGTATCTCTACTCAACGGGAACGCGACCGGAATAACCGTCGCCTAGAGGATCACATGGACATTGAAAAGTACATCGCAGGCAAGGGAAAGGGACTCTCTGGCATCGAACTGCACGGTGATTCGACGCTGCTTATCTCGTGGCCTGGAGGGTTCGACGCTGAAACGGGTGAGCCGAATCCGCCCATCGAACGCGGATACCAGCCTGCCGACCTCGCCGCGATGAAAACAGCCGCCGAGGAAACTGTACAACGCGCTCAGGCCGAACTCGCCAAAGCGCAGGCCCGCGTTGCTATGCACGACGAACTTCTGGCCGATGCCGCAGCCTTCCAGCCGCAGATCGAGGCGAATCTGAAGGCGGCATAAATGGCAGCAGCATTCCAATCGAATGCGTTCCAGAACAATGCATTTCAGACGGTCGCCGCGACAAGGCCCGGGACAATCATCTCCTTCCTCGCGGGCCGTGGAATCGACCGCGCCGAAGTCGAGCGGATAAGGCTTCAGAGAACCTTACAGAAGAAAAAGCGCGAACTCGCCGCAATAGCCAAGCAGGTAAAGGCCACCGAGAAGAGAACCTTCGTCCCGAATCCGCCTGCCGGGATTCTGGCGAATCTGCATCTGCTGGAAGCGAAGAAGCAGGCATTGGAAGTGGAACTTGCGGGGATCGTCATCGACCTTGCAGGTGTGAAGGACTTAATCAACTCCATGACGGCAGAAAGTTTCGATGACGACGACGAAGATTTCATGGACTTTATGACAAAGGTCGATTGGTGACGCCTGAAGACGAGATCCGCCGCGCTGGGAAGGCAAAGGAAATCCTCAACAACGAGATTTTCAAGGAAGCCTTCGCGGAGATAGAGGCCGCACTTCTAAGGGGCATCCGGCAGGCAGGCATTACCGACGAGAAGTTGCGGGAGAAGCTTTGCGCGAGGTACGACCTCCTGCACACCCTCCGCGATCAGATCGAGACCTACATCGAAACAGGTGTGCTGGCTGAAGAAACGATCAGGCGGCAGACCCTCATGGAGAAAGCAAAAGAGTTTTTTGCGTAGCGGGATTCCCCGCTTCGATTAGAGCCGACATAGAGCGGCACAGGAGAAAGCATGGAAGGCCAAGTGGAAACACAGCCCGTATTGCAGGTAATGAACCCGAGTGAAGCAGTAGCGTTTCTTGCAGAATCAATCGAAACGCAGGAAGCGGCTCCCGTAAGGGACGATAAAGGCAAGTTCGCAAAACCCGCGCCCGAACCCGCTCAAGAGGAAACTCAAGCGGAAGAGGAACCGGCGGCGGTGGAGGAGCCAGCCTTGGCCGAGGAAAATCAGGAAGAAGCTAAACCGGAAGAACCCCGGAAGCTCAAGCTGAAATACAAGGGCGAGGACAAGGAATTTCTGGAGCCGGAAGTTATCGAACTGGCCCAGAAAGGCTACGACTACACGCAGAAATCCCAAGCCCTTGCAAAGGAGCGCGAGGAAATCGGCGTGAAGCTGAATGCCGAGAAAGAAGCCGTGCGCAAGCAGTACGAGACCCAGTTACAGGTCTATCAGCAGCTCGCTCTAAAG